TATCTCCAGTCCAGACGGATTCAACTGGACGCAAAAACGATCTGGCGGCACTGAGGTATTTTTTAGGGCAGCGTATGCCCCAGATATTGGGTATGTGTTTGTGGGAATGACCAATCTTAATACCACTGCAGAACCAGGAATCACTGTGTTCAGCTCTGATCTTGTTCAATTTAATACTTTGGCTACAAGCGCTCTGGGTGCTGGTGTGCCTGTATATGGGGTATCTTGGGGCAATGGGACCTTTATAGCAGTTGGTGGCGTTGTGTCCGAACCTGCTCAATTTGGTGCTATTTTTGAGAATCATATTGCCACCAGTCCTGATGGACAAACATGGACTCTCAGGCAAACTACCCCGGTCAAAACAAACAGGGCACATTACACTGTGACGTATGGAAATGGCAGATGGATAGCAGGTACCAGCCATAGCCCTAGTGCCAGTGAATCCTGTATAATTGTTAGTCGTAATAATGGAGTAAGTTGGGAACTGCAAGACACCCTGGATATAGGTAATAGTGTACAAACAATATCATATGGTAATGGACTGTTTGTATCAGGTGCCATTAACAAGATAGGATACAGTCCAGATGGACTCAATTGGGCGCCCGTTACACCTCCTGATACTTTTTGGAGTAGTTTGGCAGCAGGTGATCTTTATATCTCGGCAGGAGCATGGGGTAATGGTATTTTCTTACTAGCCAATCGCGGGGGACGAATAATAAGATCACAGACAATTGTGGAAAGGTTTGTAACTAGCGGTGGCGGTGGTGGCGGTGGTGGTGGTTCTACTGGACCATTGCCAGTGGGCACTATACCTTTTGTGCCCAATCCAGGTGATGTGGGATCGTATACGCTGGCTGTGGCCTACGATGAAAATAATGGAGGCATACAAACAGCCTACCCAGGTACAACCAAGGAAGCAAATCAATTGAGATTGGCTGGAATAATTCCTGTGAGTGACTCATCTGGAACTTTGAATACCATGGGCACCTACAATAGTGAGGGAAATTTAGTGGCTACGTGGACTGGAATTTGGAAAAACATGGGAACAGCCTGCGGAGAAGGTTTGACCATCGCCCAGGGAGACACTAACAAGACGTTGATAGTATGGGGTCTATGGATGAGAATTTCCTAACGGGGTGAGGATGTTAGAGTCAACAAACATCACGCTTGTGTGAACAAGTACTAAATATTTCCATGAAGATTTTCGAAGTAGAAGCCGCTTATTATACACCTGAAGATGACAAGTATAGCCAATTGCAATTGGATGATACTCGTCGTCCCAGAATAACTCTTGCACACCTCAACAAGCTTAAGAAAATGCGAGCAGCTAGACAGTTGGAAAATCTAGTACGTAGAGATGTACTGGAATTAATTTATGGAGCCCCTGCAGAAGAAGCAGGAGGCATGCCAGGTCTATAAGATTTCTCACTGAAATCATACTAGATATCAAACCCTACTTAAATATATGTTGAGTCTGACCACTTTACCAAAGGAGACACTCATGGCAAATGCAAAGCTGATGAAGGTAATGGAATACCTCATCAATGAACAAGAAGACAAAGCCCAAGAATTGTTGCATCAAATTTTCCTGGAAAAAGCTCGCGCTATCCATGAAGAAATGATGAGCCACGAAGACATGGAAGAAGACATGTTGGGTGGCAACAAAGGCGATCACTGGGCTCATGATATTGAAGATAACCAAGACGAAATCAACGCTGAAGAACACTATGCTCCCATGGAAGGCATGGACACGGAAGAAGACACTGACGATGCTGTGGATGATCTAGGCGATGAGCTGGAAGTCACAGACATTGACGATGTTGATGACATGGATGCCGATGACGAAGATGAAGAAATTGAAGTGGACATGGACGATGAACATGACACGGACATGGACTCAGAGCATGCAGACGGCGATGAAGAAAGAATTTCTGACCTAGAAGCTGCTATCGAAGAGCTCAAGGCAGAATTTGAAGCCCTCAAGCACGAAGAATCTGGTGAACAAGAACATCACGACGAAATGGACGCTGATACAGAGGTTGAAGAAGCCTGGGAAAGCGACATGGATGAAAGTGACGATTTTGATGGACTGAGCGAAAACGTTGACCTAGATGTTGTGCATGCAGCAAAGGGTGGAGAAGTAGGCAGTGGCAAATTTGCCCGTGCAGAAACCAACACCAAGAGTCCAGTTCCCACCAGCCAGAAAGACACTATGGGTGCCAAGCCTGTGGTCACAGGCAAGGGTGCCAAGCACACTGGTTATGACCTGCAAGGTGCTCCCAGCAGCGATAGCATGGGTGCCAAGGCCAACCGCAGGAAGGCAACTGATGGCATGAGCGCTGTCAGCAAGGAAGGCAACAGCAAGGCCCTGCTAAACAAAGATCGTAGTGAAGGCTTTGGTGCTGGAAACCCCAAGAGCCCCATCAGCGGAAGGGTTCGCTAACAATTGAATTAAAACTGCCAGAAATTATCCATTTCTGGCAGTTTTGTTCAAAATCACAGGTTTTGGTAGCTAACTCATACAGATAACCAAAACACTTTTAAATAACTGTGATATTGTAATGCCAAGGAAAACAAATGGCTCTAATTTTACAAGAACACCTGAGATTTGATGATGCTGGATTCAAACTCCTGACCGAAGGTCAGGAAGATGGATCCAAGAAGCTATTCATGGAAGGCATCTTCATCCAGGGTGGAATCAAGAATCACAACGGGCGTGTTTATCCCGTGGATCAAATCCGCAAGGCTGTGGAGACGATCAACCATTGCTGTAATTCAGACAATGGAGTTCCAGGTGAATTGGATCATCCCCAAGAACTACAAATTCATTTGGACAGAGTGAGCCACAATATTGTCAAAATGTGGATGGATGGCCCCAACGGCATGGGCAAGCTCAAGCTGCTGCCCACTCCCTGCGGTCAAATCGCAAAAACGTTGCTGGAAAGTGGAGTCAAATTGGGGGTTAGCTCTCGTGGATCTGGCAATGTGGACGACCTAGGCAATGTTTCAGATTTTGAAATGTTGACCGTGGACATAGTGGCCAAGCCCAGTGCCCCCAGTGCATATCCTGTTCCAGTATATGAAGCACTGCAACACAGAAAGTTTGGCAACAACATCATGGATCTGGCCGAAAGTGTGCGTCACGATGCTACTGCTCAGAAGTATCTCAAGCAAACACTGCTACGCTGGGTTGATGAGTTGAAGATTTAACAAGGAGATCCCAATCCTATGGAAAAGAACCTACAAGAACTTCTTGAGAGTGAAGTCCTGGGCGAGGAAACTCGCACAGCACTACAAGAAGCATTTGCCCAAAAGCTCAAGGAAGCAGAGCACAAGCTGGAAGAAAGCTATGCTGTGCGTTTTGAGCATGAAAGAGCAGTTCTTGTGGAAACCATGGACACAATGTTGAACAATGTCATCCGCAAAGAACTAGATGAATTTGCCGAAGACAAACGTTCAGTTGCTGCACAAAAAGTCAAATTGGCAGAAGCCAACAGACGTGCTCGCAAAGTTTACGAACAAAAGCTGGCCAAGAATGTACAAGTCTTGGAAAATTTCATGCTCAAGCAAATTGCTGGTGAAATAACTGAGTTCAGAGACGACCGCAAGCAGTTGGCAGAACAACGTGTCCAAATGGCCCAAGAACTTAATGAAAGCCGTGCAACAGCACAACAGGCATTTCAAGATAAAATCACAAAGCTGGAAAATTTTGTGCTCAAGCAATTGAGTGAAGAAATTTCTGAATTTGTTGCTGACAAGCAAGCACTGGTAGAACAGCGTGTGAAGTTGGCTGCTCAAGCCAAGGCAAAGTTGGATGAAACACGCCAGAACTTTGTAAACAGAGCAACAGCAGTTGTTGACAAGACCCTGAACGAAGTAATTCGCAAGCAGTTGGTAGAATGGAAAGATGATATCAAAATTGCTCGTGAAAACAACTTTGGTCGTAAAATCTTTGAATCAGTGGCAGCTGAATACATGAGCTCATATTTGAGTGAAGGTACCACCACCAAGAAACTGCAAAAACAATTGCAAGAGATAACTCAACAATTGCAAGAGGCTCAAACCCATCTACAACAAACCACTGTCTTGGTGGAGAGTGAAAGAAGGGCTGCAACTATTGCTCGCGAGCGTACTCAGAGAGTGGAAGTTCTCAACGAACTACTCAGTCCCCTGAGAGGCGACAAGCGTGCAGTGATGGAAAATCTTTTGACTGATGTCAAAACCACCAATCTCAAGGAAGCTTTCCATCGCTATATGCCCAGTGTGCTCAACAATCAAGCACCAGCCCCTAAAAAGGCATCCAATGCTGGATCCACACGCACAGTGGCACACTCCGGAGACCGAGTCAGTCTTGTGGAGCAACAGACACCCAAAATTGAAGATGATCAAGATCTTCAAAACATTTTGTATTTGGCAGGCATGACTGCCAAAGCACACTAAGGAGAACGACCCAATGAAAGGCAATCTTTTTGAAGCCAATTGGAACCTCACTAAACAAGCCCTTTGCGAAGGCCTAACTGGTAACCGCAAAAAGGTTATGGATGTGGTTCTAGAGAACACCAAGAGAGACCTCAGCAGCCGTGCTGGAGTACTGCTCGAAAATGCAACCCCTGGTGCAACCAGCAGCGGCAACGTGGCAACCCTCAACAAGGTTATCCTGCCCGTTATTCGCCGTGTGATGCCCACTGTTATCGCTAACGAAATCATTGGCGTGCAGCCCATGACTGGCCCAGTGGGTCAGATCCACACTCTGCGTGTGCGTTATGCCGACAACTTTGGTGCCCCTGCTCCTGGTGTTGTGGCTGGTTCAGAAGCCCTGAGCCCATTTGATATTGCTCGCTTCTATGCAGGCAATGGCAACACTGCCAACCCCCGTGGTGCTGACACTCAGGTTCTTGAAGGCACTGCCGGCAAGAGACTGAACATCCAGATCCTCAAAGAAACTGTGGAAGCCAAAAGCCGCAAGCTCAGCGCCCGCTGGACCTTTGAAGCTGCTCAGGATGCTCAAGCTCAGCAAGGCATTGACATTGAAGCCGAAATCATGGCTGCTCTAGCTCAGGAAATCACAGCTGAAATCGATCAAGAAGTCCTCAACAGCCTGCGCACACTGGCTGGTATCACCCTAACCTACGACCAAGGTGCCGTCAGTGGCACTGCCACATTCGTGGGTGATGAACACGCTGCTCTAGCAGTGCTGATCAACCGTGGTGCCAACTTGATTGCTGCCCGCACACGTCGTGGTGCTGGTAACTGGGTAGTTGTGAGCCCCACCGCTCTCACCGTCCTGCAAAGCGCAACCACTTCAGCTTTTGCTCGCACAACTGAAGGAACCTTTGAAGCCCCCACCAACACCAAGTTCGTTGGCGTGCTCAACAACTCAGTTCGCGTTTACGTTGATCAGTATGCTGCTGACAACACACCTGTGTTGGTTGGTTACAAGGGCCCTGGCGAAATCGACGCTGCTGCGTATTACTGCCCATATGTGCCATTGACAAGCAGTGGTGTGATCATTGATCCCAACACCTTTGAACCAGTGGTTAGCTTCATGACACGATATGGTTACTTGGAGCTGAGCAACACTTCAAGCTCTCTGGGAAATGCAGCCGATTACCTTGCTGGTATAGCAATTAATACGGCTAATTTGAAGTTCCTATAGGATATAATTGTTGGATTGTCAATATCCAAGAATTACTTCATAAAGAAAAGCCTGGAGAAATCCAGGCTTTTCCCATTTAAAATTCAGTAAATCCTTGGTCCTCTAGTATTTGGTACCAATCGGCTGGTAAGTGTTGTCCCACAGGCATTCTATAAACCAAATATCCAGCATCTCTGGCCATCCTATCCTTATGGCGGTCTCGTTCTATAGTATGCAGGAGTTTTGATATTTTGTCATCGTCTGATGCATCTGTACGGATATACATACCCAACCTTCTATGGTATGGGCCGTCTATTTCAATAAGGATATTACTACCAATTTTGAAGTCAAAAACTCTATTACCAATATGCACACTTTTGGAGAATGTTATATTGCGTGCAACCAGCTCTTTTTCAAATTCAAGTTCAGGCACAGTATTGAACAATTTTCTACCTAGTTTGTCAGGATTCTCAATCATAAATTTGATTCTACCTGCGCTATAATTCTCACGCTGTTTAGGTGTAGCCTTGCTGCCGCGACGAGCCTCCCACATCTGCTCAATCTTTTGTTGAACCAATTCTGGAGGACGATTAAGGGCAACCTCACTCATGCGAGCCTTGAACTCATCACTTCTCTTGTATCCTTTTTGTGGAGATCCACCATTCTCTTGGAGAAATTTACTGTAGCTGATTCTCCATTTATCAATCTCTTGAGCAGTGCGTTTCTTGCCCTTGTGTTTAGCACCTATCTTGGCTTTGGCTTGGGGGCTATGCTTCTTGCCGGTTCGGCTAGCAGACATTCGAGCTCGAGTTTCGACACTAACTGGCTTTTCTTCACGAGTTTGATGTCCAGGAAATTGTTCTCGATATTGTTCGGCAGTGATATTGTGATTTTTGAGATGTTTGCCGCTCAAGGCACCAAACATTCGTTTACAGATTTGACATTCAATCATTGGGCATATCTCTATTAAAGTTTGTAGTATTTATAGCGATATGTCAAATCCAGTATCAAATAAGACTACGACAAAACCCCAGGAGAAATCCTGGGGTTCACTCATCTATAGAATGATCTTCCATTTAATCTTACCGCAATCCCAAATACGATCATAGCCTAAAGATTGTAAGATCTGCCATTCGGTTTGATTAGTATTAATGGTTGGGTAAGACTCCAATAACTTTTGTTTACCAAGGGCTAATTTGTGATATCTCATGCTGTAGTCCTTAACATAAGATTGCATAGGGGGCACATCACCATCATGCACAAACCCCAGTTGTTTATACAGGTTACCTTCACTAAATCTATTATCACTGAAACTCACAATGTGTGTGACCAGATTATTTTGAATGAACCTCTTGAGTAGCCTGCTGGCTGCGCCCACCACATGACCATGTGTGGCGAATCTGTTTAGTTCATATGATGTGCCTTCTGTGTTTCTGAATGTCATGACAGCACATAATTCATTGTTGTGATATAATCCACCAGCCCAGCTTACACGCTGTGGTGCACCTATTATGTGATGATCCTTTAAATAATCTCTAGCTGTATCATGTGATATTTGATTAAACACACACTTGCGAGCATACACACTCTGTGACTGTTTGTGCAACAGCACCTTGATGTATTGTTTGACCAGATCTTTGCGATTTAACCATTCATCACTAAACAACGTGATCAAACGCACATGTTTATCTTGAGCAGCCTTAAACTTTCGATAATGATAATTCCAGGTCTTATGACCACTCAGTTCACTATGCCAATATAGACCACAGTATTCAAAGGCCAAGTTTAACTCTGGGAGCAGAATATCAATCTCATAAGGATTAATTAATCATCTGTCACCACTTATGATGTGACCTGTATAAATGGACTTGATATAATCTAATAATTCCATTTCCTCATTACTTTTGTAGATGATCTCTGTGGGGTTGCAAACTCTGCAAATGGGTGGGCTTGCATAGTCGAACCTCTTCTCAAATTGAGTGGCACACTTAATGCACTCAAACGCCATGCTGGGCCTAGTTTGAACACCTATATATTCTGATTCAGGTATCAAGACCTTGACCCCAAAGTTCTCTATAATCATGGTGCAGAACCTGGGATAATTTTGGCGTGCTAGGTGATGTGGCTCATAGTTCTCTTTACGAGTTTTAACTGACTGGGCTGCAATAACAGGATTACTCATGGCATTAACAGACCCATATTTGTGCATGTTGGTCTGTTGTGCTTTGTGTTTCACAGACTCCACTTGCATGGGATTTTTGACACCATATTTGTGCATATTGGTCTGTTGAATCTGATCCACAATCAGCCTAACCTTTTGGGCATCTGCATATACCTCCTCATGTGCTTTGCGTGCATGATATGTTTGCCCTGTGTTTGTGACACCGTACTTTTCCAGATTGGTTTGTGCTCTTTTTTGATTGGTTACCTGTTGTTCTGAATCACTCACAGTTTTTTTGGTGGCACTCACACTTGCACTCACACTTTGTCTGGCGCAATCACATTCCCAAGCTCTTCCGCAGAAGCCGAATCCTTCCTGCATGCTCTTCCATAATTTGGGTTGACTACTCACATCACAAATAGGATTATCTTTGTGCAGAATGCATCTGACTCTTTGAGTGAGATTGAGATGTGGCCATAGATCAGTCTCTTTCATGATCCAGGCCTGTAGCTTGACATCACGCTTGATGGCGTGTCCCAAATGTTTGGCAGATGTTTTTTCAACCAATATTTTTAATTGTGATTCCATAGATACAATAACCTTTGAGCTTATGGTTATTTATACCAGAAAGGTGAGAGTTAAATCAAGATATGTAGAAACCAACTTTGGTGTCATGTTCATTTAGTTGCATAAATATTGTTATAGTGAACTACCACGGAGCAAGCTCTCGCGGGCTTCCGCGTGAAGGCTAAAAAAGTTCTCCTTGTCTCAGGACTATGTTAACTCTCATACAGAGTGGCAGATTATGCAAGATTTAGGTTATGATTTTTGTGAAATAACTGATCGAAAATAATCTATGGTGGCTTGTAAGCCATCATGCAAGTTGACTGTGGGCTGCCAATCAAGTATTTCTCCAGCCTTGGTGATATTGGGTTGACGCCTTCTGGGGTCATCCTTGGGCAATGGTAAACTGACAATTTCACTGTTGCTGCCAGTAAGATGTTTGATGGTGTGTGCCAATTCCTTGACTGTGATTTCATGTGGATTGCCCACATTGATGGGGCCCAGATCAGTGTCTTGATTCATGAGACTCATGAGGGCCCTCACAGTATCATCAACAAAACAAAAGCTTCTGGTTTGGCTTCCATCTCCATAAATGCTGATGGGTTCTCCCCTCAAAGCTTGCACAATAAAGTTGCTCACCACTCGTCCATCGTTCTCGTGCATTCTGGGACCATAGGTATTGAATATTCTAGCCACCCTGATATCCACATTGTATTGTCTGTGATAATCAAAAAACAGTGTCTCAGCACATCGTTTGCCTTCATCATAACAGCTTCTCAAACCAATGGGATTGACATTGCCCCAATAGTTTTCGGTTTGAGGATGTTGCTCAGGATCTCCATAAACTTCGCTTGTGCTGGCTTGAAGTATTTTGCAATTCAATTGCTGTGCCAAATCCAGCATGTTCATGGCCCCTTGCACACATGTCTTGATAGTTCGCACAGGATATTTTTGATAATGCACGGGACTTGCAGGGCAGGCTAGATTGTAGATCTGATCACATTCTATGTGTATAGGATCAACAATATCATGACGGATAATCTCAAATCTGGGATTATTCAACAATAGGGCAAGATTTTGTTTGTTGCCTGTATAAAAATTGTCAATACACAACACTTCGTGACCTTGAGATATCAGCTTTTCGCTCAGCCAACTGCCTATGAATCCAGCGCCGCCAGTGATGACTATTCTACTCATTGATTATCTGGCTGATTGATGTCAATGAAAAATACTCTGCGTTCTGGGGTTCTGGCTATTCTAGATAGTATCACACAATCTTCCAACAGATCGATTTGTTGCTCTAAGCTTGCAGCCAGTTCCATATCTCCATCGGCTCTTGCTCTTGCTAATTTGCCTTTGAAGTAGCATATATCAAAATCAACTTTGTCGTCATGGTCATTGAGTTGCATAATTATTCCTTGGAATATCTGGTTGTAAACGTAATAGGTGTATTGGCCAGTGTCTCTGAACTGGTGGTTGCAGTCACATCAGTGGAGTCCCATGTCAAGATGGTTTGTGTGCATTGTATTTCAATCATCACACAGATTATACCTGATGATCCAATCCTACACAAATTATCTCAAAACTATTCCTCTTCGCAAACAACAAACGGCAAATACTGATCCACGCCCAATTTACACATGAGATCCAACACCAACTGTCTGTGGGGACTTTTTTGTATACTGATGAGATTCATCTGCACTCTTTCGTCATCTTTTGCATCAGCAAGGCGATGCACATTCTTGGCAATGAACTGCAAATCTTCTTTCTTCACATGTGGATGAGCAAACATGCTCACAGCTTTGAAATAACGCATGATTCCATTAGGGTCCAGCATCATGGCGTCTTGACTTCCAGGACACATACGGATTATCTGATGTTTGAGATCATACAAGCCAGTTTGGTAATCATACACTTTGCCATCAGGATCCATGCTCATGCTGTTGATGGTTATGTCTCTCATTTGGCTGTCTGTTCGCCAATTGTGCGTGCTGCTCACACCCAATCGCTCACCATGTCTGCGTATTCTATATCCCAGGCTGCTCACATCCACCTTGGTTTCTTGTTTGCCATGTCCAAACACAGCTTTGACAGTGCCATGAATGATTCCACCGTAATCTACTGGTATATCATGGCTATCAAATATATAGATTAGAGCAGCAGGATCTGCATCAGCCACCAGATCAATGTCTCTGGGATGTTTGCCCAACAACATGTCCCTCACAGCACCACCCACAATCCTCACGGGAATGTGAAATTTTTGCAGCAATTGGATCACTTGTTTGCTGGCAGCATCCAAATTCCTATCCACCAATTGTGGACTTATGTGGGTAGTATGAACGTGTGGCATGTGCTATTTACAAACTCAGTCGCCAATAACCTGGTCCATAGTCTCCTGTGCTTCCCTTGTAGGGAAATGCTGTCCAGGTTTGATTTTGCCACTTATACCATTTCTGGCTAAAATTATTTTTCACAAACTGATCAGCCAGTGTGTTGATGCTATCAAATACCAGCTGCCAGTTGTTGCCGTCATATTCAATTATATCATTGGGTTCCACAGGATAAACAAATGCAACATTGTTGCCAACATCTGCAAAACAATCCTGAGCCAGAACAATCTGCCAGCTATCGTCGCTCACAGGTAGTATGCTTGTGACTTGTAGGACCTGAGATGGACTCCCACTAGTCTGTAAAAAGCAGGGTCTATCCAATTGCAACTGGGCTGTGGTGAGATTATCAATGGTGATAATTCTGGGATCTGTGGGATGTTTAGCAGCAATTTGGGCATGGGCGGTGGGTCTTGCTGTGACCTCTCCCCAGGCAGCACTTGTTACAGCAATCTGATCACTCAGCAAATATCTTTGAGCAAAGGCAGCTGGTGCCAGGCCCTGTCCAGGAAACGCAGACTGTGGATTGATGATGGCTGTGAGTGGGTTCATGGTGGCTGTGGGCCAGGTGCTGGATATCACAGTCCAGTACATGAGATTTTGGTTAATGGGATGGTAGGCAGTGGTGCCTTGGATGTCACCACTGCGATCGTCCAGATTGTCACTGGTGAGCAGCATGAGCTCACTGCTGCCTCCTGGGCAATCCACAGTTTTGAGAGTGCCATATTGATCTATCAACCTCCACCAGGCCAAGGTGCCACCAGGATAAGTGGTGGCTACAAATCCCAATCCCTCAATTTGGCTGCCAGTGATGTTGGCCAAAACCAGGTCACCACCACTTAGGTTGATCAATTGCAGTTTGTTGGCCAGATTGATCAGCACACTGAGATTTTTGCCCTGAAACATGTTGCGCATCACATTGATGAGATCATTTATGTTGTTGTTGGGCACTGTGATGGCCACACCGTTGACACTGAATGCAGCACCTGGTTGTAGCTGGGGCACTTGTGATCCTGTTATGATGGTGGGCT